CGCAACGATAGCGGCTAGTACACCGCCACCAAGAGCAAACAGAAAAACAATAAGTGCCAAATCCATAGCATCTTTTTTGGCTAGTTCCCGCGCTCGCTTTTCTCGGAAACGCTGATTCTTGATAGCCCGCCTTTCCCGCAACATCTCGCGGTAGAAGTCACCCTGCCCGGAGTAAATCAGAAACTCGCGCAATTCGTTTTCCATCTCACGCGCTTTAGTCTTTGCGATAGTTATTTCTAGCGCCTGTGACTCGATGCTTTTGCCCTGCAACAATTTTTTGGCGTAGGTCGCTGTCTCATTCTCGATACTAGCCTGCGTGATCTCGCCCATGTCCTGTAGTTCTTTGCCTTTTTCTAGCCCCGTTTTCAGGGCATTGAAAGCGGAGTTGGCAAGACTAACTGCCGCCATCACTTCTATCACATTATGCGCCTATAGTTATCCAGCCTGTTGTGTTGTCTTCTTGGTAAGCATCTTCATCCCACTCATACATATTCTCATCATCGGGCATTGGAATGGGTGCTTCCCAGATACAGGACGATTCATTTAGTGTCCAGCTTGGGTAAGGCTGTGGCGCGTAAAACGCATCTCTGTCTGAGTCGTAGATGTAACCAATACCTGCGTAGTTTTTTCTCAGTGCTACACCGCCATCTGGTTCTCTGGTTTCAGGACTGTAATGCACACCTCCATAAGTATTGTATGAAGTCTGCACCCAAGTGCCTTCTTGTGTGTCAACAAAATCTTGCTCGGCAACAATAACCTGCGTAACAATCCCATTTTCAACTTTTGCAAAATGACTCATTGATACTTATACCTTATGATTACTATACCTGATCCACCAGCCCCGCCAAGATAATCAGTTGTACCGCTGGTTTGCGAACCGCCACCACCTCCACCACCAGTGTTTACTGAAGCAGCAAGTCCATTAGCATTGCCAGACACACCATTAGCCCCGCCAGCAACACCAGTAGAACCACCTCCACCGCCACCACCGCCAGCGCGAGCAACTGCTGAACCTGTTATACTTGAAGAAACCCCAGAACCGCCATCTCCTCCAGTAGTTGACGTTGCATTACTTCCGACACTACCAGCACCGCCACCACCTCCTGATCCATTAGTAGAGCCGTATACACTAGCATTCCCACCATTATATCCTTGATTAGCTGTTCCAGTGCCTCCTACTCTGTAAGAAGCAGTGGTAGCGTTTGATCCACCACCGCCAGAGCCACCATTAATAGAAGAATTACTATGTGACCAAGAAGCACCTCCGCCACCTCCACTACTAGTTACAGTGGAAAAAACAGAGTTGCCTCCTACACCGCCACGCCTTGCGCCAGTTGTTCCTCCTGTCCCACCTGCACCAATCGTTACTGTATAGGCTTGTACCGCAGCAGTTAGTTTAGATTCTGCTGATGAACCACCACCTGATGATTCACCAGTAACAGAACTACGATAGCCACCCGCGCCACCGCCTCCGCCTTTTACATAACCATATTCGGCATAACCACCACCACCACCTCCGGCAATAACAACATACTCAATTTCATTATTTGCCGAGTTATTGGATAATTCTGAAACAGTAAACGTGTCTGATGAAGCAAACGTGTGAATCTTATAATCACCATCAGTTGTTTCTGTGCCTCCTGATGCAACAATAAATGTGTCGCTTTTTGTAGCATTGACTCCAGCAAGTAAAGCAATTACTCCTGACATTAGCTAACTGCTCCTGCAATAACGCAGACTGTGCCAGAGATAAAAAAGATAGAGCATAGTCCACGAGTGGCTAGTGTGACGCTTGCAACGTCTGTGTCTGTTCCTGATATGTAGGCTGTCGTGATAGAACAAGTAATAGTTATATCACCTGTTGTATTGTTAAAAATATTAACTACATCGCCTTCACTAAAAGTAGCATCAGGTATTGTAATGGAACCACCCGTACCTACTTGTACATACTGGCCTACATCATCGTTAGCCAATGTGTAGCTAGATGTCTTTGTGCCTACGGGGGCAACTATTCTATCTGCAATGTCTCTTGCGTTACTCATATCTGTATCCACCCTGTAGTGTTGTCTGCCTCATATGCGTCTTCATCCCAGTACGCTTCACCTTCAGGTTTAGGCAGTGGTGCGTTCCAGACAAATGCTGTGCTGTCGTATGTCCAAGAGTCGTAATGCGTTATCTGGGAAGCCAGCCTGTGCAGGTACATCGCGTAGAGCAGTGCGGTAGTTTTCGTAAACAGTCTTGTCATCGGTTGACAGTGGGCTATCAGGCAGAACCGCCCAATCTGTTTTAGACAGCTTGTCATTACGCTGGATTCGTACATTAGCTTTCTTGCCAGCTAGTTCGTTAGCTATAGCTTCGGCAGGGCGATCTATTACGCTGTAAGTCTGATAAGCAACGCCATCGCGTACTTCTATGACATCCTCAATAACCTTTTCGGTAGCTGCGTCATAGGCTGGTTTTGTGTCGTCTGTCAGACGCAAATGAAGTGTTAGGATTGGCTTTTATTACTTGCCTCTCGCTAACTACTGTTGATGTTTCTGTGTTGTAGTATTTCATTATGTTACCTATCGTGCGTTACTGTATTTAATATATTCAGCGGCTTTTTGTATAACTTCCACATCATCGTTTAATAGGCCAATGGCTTGATTGCAATTTGAGCAAAGAATTCCACGTACCTCCCCAGAAGAATGACAGTGGTCTATTGCAAGCCTTCTTCCTTCCTGTTCTTCTGTTTTGCCGCAAATCTTACAACCATCGCCTTGTTCTTTTAGCATCTTTTCGTAGTCGTTTAATGTAATACCATAAGTGCGTCTTATGATTGCATCCCATCTGTCAAGACCTGTCCAGTTCCAAGAACGATAATTATCGCAATCTCGTGAACGCACGCCCTGTTTTAGATGCTTTGCATTACGCAGATGAGTACCACCACATGACTTGCATTCACATTCGTAGAGCAACGCACCGCTCTTTTCGGTCTTATCTGAAATGCCTGATACTTTGTACATCTCATCTTCATAACCTAAATACTTTGGCGCATTCCCTATTGTTATTCCTTCCCTACGTTCCATATCAACGCCCCACGGAATACTTAAACGGCATCTCTGCGAATGCCATGTAGATGTATGTAGTGCCGGAGCCGTTCTGTTCTGTTTGATAGCCTCTTAGCTTAACGCCATTTGAGAGAAAATCCATCCCTAAAGAGGCTCCTCCGGGGTAATCGGTTTCGGCCGCGCTACTATTAGGAAACACAGCTTTACCCGTTAAGTTGTAGGTATTTCTTTCTGCATCAAAGACATACCACCAGCCGGTGCCTGAAGTTTTCTTTAGCATAAACCAAGCAGGTCTAAAGCCTGTGTAGATAAAGGGGCCGTCTGCCGAGCCGTTCCCGGTATAGCTTCCGAAGGAACTGAAACCTTCTACTTCTGCGAAAGCGTAAATAATTGTATCATTAATAAAACCAATACCGGCTTGAAGCCCTATCACTGTTGATGTAGGTAATGCAGAACCCCAATAGTCTGTATACGATGCCATAGCATCAGTTCGGCTTAAAAAAATGTAGTTGTCCTTTGTCATCACTGATGGTATCAAAGCATTCACACTGGTAGCCCCAAGACTTTTTGCTATAACAAAACTGGGAGACACTCCAAGTCCATGACCTATCGTTATATTACCGCTTGACCCAACATTTCCCTTAACAACACTAATCCCTGCATCCTGATTAACCGATACGGTAGAAGTTACAGAGCCGTCTGTGTTGGATACTCCAGTGCCACCAGCCTTCCAGTTCCATGCAACGTAGTCTTCTGTGTTGCCTGATGAATGATGAAATATACTTAGTAGCACCACGCACCGAGTCAAACAGTGTGTGGCTGTCAGCAGCGTCTCTGTTCTTAATCCATGTAAAGTCAGGCTGAAAACCAACGTCAATGCTTCGTGCTGTACCGTTGCCTGTGTAGAGTATTGATGCGAAGACCTCATCAGTCTTTATCGTAGAGTTCGGCCCGATGGTTGGCTCTGGGAGGTTGGCTGTGCAGAGTGCAAGAAAGTCAGTGGGGGGCGTATAAGCAAAAGGTGTTTGACCAAAAT